GATCAAAGAATTTTAATTGTAGCAAATAAAGAACAAACCGCTATTAATATTTTTAAAAGAGTTAGGTTAGCATATGAAAAACTACCTAACTATCTCAAACCAGGAACTATAGAGTACGGTAAAACATCTATGTCTCTAGGTAACGGCTCTAGCATTGGCATTTCGACAACGAGCAGTGATGCAGGTAGAGGCGACAGTTGCAACGTTTTAATTTTAGATGAGCTTGCGTTTATTGACAATCATATGGTACAAGAATTTTGGAGATCTGTATATCCTATTATCTCATCATCCAAAAAGTCAAAAATATTTGTTGCTTCAACGCCAAACGGAACAGATAACTTGTTTTACGAATTATATCACGGAGCAACAGAGGTCGATACAGCTAGGCAAAACGGGTGGAAAGCTGAAAAGGTAGATTGGTGGGAATTTCCAGGAAGAGATGACAAATGGAAAGAAGATACTATAAGATCACTAGGGAGTAAAGACGCTTTTGATCAAGAATTTGGAAATGTATTTTTAAAAACAGGGGAAAGTGCACTTGATGAAAAAATATTTGAAGAGATGAAATCCGAATGTGTTGAACCTAAGTTTGTTTTTGATGAAGGCCATTACTTGCTTTGGGATGAGCCAAACAGAGATCACATCTATGTTGCGGGAGTAGATATTAGTGAGGGTGTAGGAGAAGCAGCAAGCGTGGTTCAAATATTTGATTTAACAGATTTAAGAGAAATAAAACAGGTAGCTATATATCACAACAGAACAATAAGCCCTTACAATTTTACTGCAAAACTTCATGAAATTTTAAATCACTGGGGATCGCCTTTGGCACTAATAGAAAGAAATAATTGTGGAGCGCAAGTTGTTGATAGCTTAAGAAAAGTTCATTCTTATGAAAACATAGTTTCATATGGACCTAAAATAGGCGGAACCGTTTTTAACAAGTTAGGGGTTTTAGCGCACACAAATTCAAAATATAAAGGCGTAATGAACATGAGATATTGGGTCAATGAAGTTAAAGCTGTAAAATTAAGAGATTATAATACATTGAGTGAATTAAAATCTTTTGTACGTTATCCTAATGGTACTTGGGCAGCAAAACCGGGCGCAGACATTTGGGATGATAGGGTAATGAGTATGATTTGGGCATTAATGATTTTAGAAAATGAACTAGCTGAAAGACATTTTGAGATTGAACAGTTCGATAACAATAAAAAACCTCTTAAAGTGAGATCATTAGATTATGGTGTTAAGCATTTTCTTAACCCTTCATCAATTTACACTAATGAAAAATTAGGTGAAGAAGGTCTAAAACCAATGCCAATTGTAATTCAAAGCAATCCAAATCAAAACTTAAATGAAGATTTACAAGAATTAGAATCAATGGGGTGGAGGAGAATAAATTAATTTATGACTAACTTAGTCAATTACACTCAAAGCCCTTTTAATAAATCTAGAAAAGATAAATTTCTTTTTATATTAAATCTCCCTCAATGCTTAAAAGAAATTTCTACAAAATTTAATCGTAATAACGAAACAGTTATTCCCGACTCTCTACAATTTTCCGTTTACGGTATAATTGTTCCTACCTTAGAAATATCACCCGTAAATGTTAGGTATGGCGGTCAGACGTTAGTAAGTTCGAGTTATTCTCGTGAACCGTATGAAACAGTTACTGTTAATTTTACTATAGATAATAGGTTTAATAATTACTGGATAATATACAAATGGTTAGATCTTTTAAACGATGCCCGAACTGGTACCTTCGATCAAGATAAACTTATTGGCGATTCTGTTGTTGACAGAACAAATGATGTTAATGCTAATTATTTTAAATATAGAGCTAATTTCTCTATATTTGCGTTAGACGAATACGATAAAAGAACTATTGAATTTAAATATATTAATGCATTTCCTACCGCTCTAGGTGGTATTGACTTTAATAATAGAGATGCTGGAGAAATTGAAACAAACTTTTCTTTTAACTATTCTCAATTAGAGGTTTTACTAGTAGATCAGACAGATAGTTTATAAAAAAGTAAAAAGTTTTATCCAAAAAAACATAAATACTTTATATGGCACGCACAATTCAAAGCCCTGGTGTAGAAATTAAAGAGGTAGACCTTTCATTAAGATTAGCTGGAACACCTTCAACTACAGTATTAATTCCCGGATTTGCATCAAAAGGCCCTACATCTGAAGTAATTAGTGTTACATCTCTATCGGAATTTGAGCAAGCCTTCGGTACACCTACAAATGCAGCAGAACGTTATTTTTATCATTCTGTTAAAGCAGTTCTCAATACGCCAGCAAACGTATTAGTATATAGATTGCCTTATGGTGTTAACGCGGGTATCGACACTTCAAACGATTATAGTGCGTTAGTTTACCCCGTTCTTGCTTACGACGGAAGTACTCTCGGTTCACAACTCAACTTAGCTAATAGTTCCTACTTCTTTGGTGAGCCGACACACTTAAAATTAACACAAGATGAATATCTTTCTATTTTACGCGGCGATGCTTTTAGCTGGAGTCAAGACACAAACAGTGTTCGCTATTTCACAAGCGTTGCATCTCTTAGCGCAGCGGGCGTTATTATTCTCAATAAGGCACAATCAACTATCAATACAAAATTTGAAGGGACATATATTGGTATTATTGATAATACAAACTTAAATCCAGCAACACCATTTAACGATGTAAACGCAGTTAATACAATTAACTCTGATACAACTGCAATTTATTCATCAGATTATGTCTATGTACCCGAAGTAAGGTTAAACTTTTCTCTATCTGCTACACCGACAGGTGTACAGGGTAGCGTCTCTGAAGTATTAGAAAATATACCTTCATTTGATATTTCATCAAATCAATTTGATGATACAGCTACAATTGGTGTATTTAAACTCCGTCAATCAGTATTTTCTCCTGATACTATTGCCTTAGATTACGTGCTACAAGAAGGGTATACTGCTTCGTTTGACGCAAATAGGCAAATTAATAGTGTTAATGGTGGCCCTGCTGTTAGCTTCTTTATGGAGCAGGCAACTACAGCTTCAACAAATGTAACGATTTTAATTAATCCTGCTATATCTAATAAAAACAATAATACATGGTTAGATATAAATGGTATACCTACAAAGAAAGTTCGTTTCTTAGCCAAAGCAACAATCAATCCTCTTGACGGTGAGACAAATTCACAATACGTTACAAGAATGGGCGCACCATCAGCTGATGTTCTGGATGCAGCAGATTATTTAGGTTATACAAACGCTTTATATGCTCTAGGTGACTATAGCAATCAAGATCTAGCTACAAAAACTATTGGAAATGTACCTCTAAAGTTAGGCAATGCGTTCGAAAAATTAAATAATGTTGATCTGTATCCAATTAATATAACAGTTGAAGCTGGCCTTGGAACAATATATGTAAATTCGCTTAACCCTATTACGAACGGTTATTTTGATGATACAGTTCCGTATGATGCTATACTAACACAGCTAAAGCAGCAAAACCCTATTAGTATTCCTGCTGTTGTATCAACATATAACGCAGTGGCTAATGAGTTCTTAGGATTAGCTAATAATCGCAAAGATCATTTGTTTATTGCGGACGCAATCACAAACATATTTGTGCAAGGATCTAATGTCAAGACATTAGATATCCCCAGCAACACCTTTTCACATGACATTTTTTGGCCGCTCAAAAATCAATTTTCAGGTATTAATTCAAGCTATGCTACAGCATTCGCAAATATTGCTAAAGTGGCCGATATTGCTTCTAATCAACAAGTTTGGGCTCCCTTTTCAGGATTTGCAGCAGGTACAATGGCAAGCACTGATAGTAATTTTCAACCCTGGTATGCTCCTGCCGGGTTTACAAGAGGTGTTCTTACTGGTGTAACAGATATTGGCTTTTACCCTAAGCAAAAGCAGCGCGATCAACTGTATAAGATCAATTTAAACCCTGTTACATTTTTTCCGGCAGAAGGTTTTGTAATTTTTGGACAAAAAACACTACAAAAGAAGCCAAGCGCTTTTGATAGAATTAATGTACGCAGATTATTTTTAAATCTTGAAACCTCTACAAGAGATACGTTAAAATACTTTGTATTTGAACCAAACACATTATTTACACGTACACAAATTATTAATACAATTACACCGATATTTGATAATGCTAAGAACACACAAGGTATATTTGATTATCTAATTATTTGTGATGAAAGAAACAATACACCCGCAGTTATAGACGACAATACTATAATAATTGACATCTATATTAAGCCAGTAAGAGCTGCAGAATACATACTTTGTAATTTCTACGCAACTAGAACCGGTACAAACTTCCAGGAGATTGTATCGTAATAGATAAATAATTTTATGGCTGACGTAAATCAATTAATTACAGACTTTTATAGGGTAGCGACGACTAGAGAGTTCGCTCGTGACTTTAATTTTAGAGTACTCTCAATTAATACTGGCGGTGCAAGTACAGTAACGTTTGATGAAAATGATTTAGTATACGTTAAAACAGCAAGCCTTCCTGGAAGAAGTATTTCTAATATTCCTGTCCCTTACATGGGATTAAAATTTAATGTACCTGGTTCAGTAGATTATCCAGGTAGCGATGGCTATGAAATGACATTTTACGCAGATGCAAATTCACAAATTCGTCAAAAATTTGAGCAATGGTCAACTGATATTTTTGATGATTCTAATTCTACAGGAAATTATTTTTCACCCAAGCAAACAGCTATTATGGATTTGGTTCAACTAGACAATCAACTTAACAGCGTTGCGCAATATCAGCTAGTAGGCGTTTCAGTAAGAAACGTTGGGCCATTAAATTATACTATAGCAGAAGGCACAGGTAGCGTTATTGAATTTACTGTTACTGTTTCATACCATTATTGGAGAAAGCTCTAAATTTAAGTTAAGACCTAAATAATTAGGTGAACAACCCGTTTACTAGTGCACTAGACTCTATAGGAGATAATTTTGCAGGTTTAGGAGCCGGAACAAACTCGCTCATTGCACCTCAAGTAGTAAATCTTTTTGGATTTAATATACCCGGCGTACCGATAGTAAGTGCACGAGATTATTTTCTTGTTCAAATGGAGTCTTGGTTTACTTCAATACCAAAAAACTCTCAATGGTTAATAGTTATTGATAGGTATCCACCAGCTATACGCTCTAGTGTTATACAAGGCTTAGAAAGGCATGACGGTAGTAAAAAAGGTTATGATATTTCTACTGCGGTAAATATTTTAAAAAGTTTTCCATTGCAGAAAGTTGCAGGGTGTTTATTTGCCCATTCAATCTCATTGCCCCCTGAGACATATGATATACAATCCGCTTCAGTTTCAAATAATAGAGGGTTTTTACCCGGAATAATTGCTGGAGGTAGAGACACAACCCCTCCAGTACTTCAAATAGAATTCAGAGAAACAAACACTTCATTTATTGATTTTGTTTTAAGACCATGGACTATTTTAGCCTCACACTTTGGTTACGCTGCACGACCAGGCGACACAGGAGCTAGAAAAGACAATCTTAATATGAAATGTAACATGACATTATTAAACTATACTTTTACTTATCATAGTATTTCTATGATTCCTCGCAAAGCTTTTACGTTTTATAATTGCGTACCGACACAGGTTTCTGAGGAATCGTATAATTATGAAGCCGACTCACTTACAACCTATTCAACTAGATGGACATATTCAAATTATTCTATAGAAAACAGTCTTTACTTGCCTATTGCTGATATAGTTAATAGAATATCTAACGGAGCAATACCTCGCGTTACC